CAATCACGTATTGCTAAACTTACTCGTAAGATGAGAGAAGCAGAACGTAGAGAAGGCGCTGCGCTTGAATATGCTCAAGCTTTAGAACATCAAAGAAAACAAGATCAGTCTCAATTTAAAAAAATGAATACTGATTATTGGTCTAAATTTGAGAAAAATGTAAAAACAGGAATGGAATCTGCTCAAAAAGAATTAGCAGGTGCCATTGAATCTGGAAATGCAGAAGCTCAAGTTGAAGCTAATAAAAGAATTGCTACATTAGCATTTGAGAATGCTAAATTGGAGCAAAGAAAACAACAACCAGTTGAAGAGGAAAAACCTGTTCAACTTTCAGACGGTGGAAGATTACCACAGCAAACACCACAGGAATTACCTGATCCAGATCCCAAAGCGGAAGAATGGGCTAGTAGAAATACATGGTTTGGCAAAGATAGAGCCATGACATTTACTGCCTTTGAAATCCATAAGGATTTAGTGAATGAAGGGTTTGACCCTAAGTCGGATAACTATTATTCTGAAGTAAATAAAAGAATAAAAGTTGACTTCCCGCACAAATTTGCTATAGGTGGTGAAGTAGAGCAAACGTCCAAAACCAATCAGTTGGTTGCTTCAGCTCAGAGAAGTGTAAAACCCGGACGCAACGTTGTGAGACTCACTTCCTCACAAGTAGCAATAGCTAAAAAATTAGGAGTGCCACTCGAAGAATACGCAAAACAAATAAAACTCACGAAGGAAGGAGCGTAAAATGAAAAAAGAACAAACAACCTCACGTGCGAGTCAAACACGGTCAAATACTGAAAGACCAAAAGTGTGGACTCCTCCATCATCTCTAGATGCACCCCCTGCACCTGATGGATTCAGGCACAGATGGATACGGGCAGAGAGCTTAGGGTTTCAAGACACTAAAAATATCTCTGGAAGATTAAGATCCGGTTATGAATTGGTGAGAGCCGATGAATATAAAGGTACTGATTATCCTGTAGTCACTGAAGGAAAATACAAGGGGATCATTGGGGTTGGCGGCCTAGTGCTCGCTAGGGTACCTGAAGAGATCGCGAAGCAAAGAACTGATTATTATGCAAAACAAGCAGAAGGTCAGGAAGAAGCGGTTGAACACGATTTAATGAAGGAAGAGCATAAGAGTATGCCAATCAATGTTGATAGGCAGACTCGTGTAACCTTCGGTGGTACAAAGAAAAGTTAATTTTTTAACTATTCCTACTCATCGATTTAAATTAACCCGTCCACTTCGGTGGACAAAGGAGAAAATACTATGGCTAATAAAAATAGCGCAGGATTTGGTCTTATTCCTTCAAGAGTGCTTGGGCAATCCCCAGCAACTGCAGGATACGGTCAATACTGGATAGACAATGCTGATAGTACCGCGATATATAACGGGGAAGCTGTTTACAGCGCCGCCGGATCTATAACTGGTGCTCAAGGTTCAGCAACAACTGTAACGTTAGGTGTTTTACAAGGTGTTTTTTATAACGCGGCTACGACAAACAAGCCAACTTGGTCAAACTACTTTGCAGGTGGTATTACTCCGGCTAACAGTGAAGATATCAAAGCGTTCGTTTATGATAATCCTTTCCAAATCTACAGATGCGGAACGGATGATGCAGTAGCAGCAACTGTTGTATTAGCTCACGAAGAGTTATTTGAAACTTTTGGTTTCAATACAACTTCGGGATCGACTGCAACTGGAAAATCAAACGCAACACTAAATATTGGAGCTACACACGCAACAAATGATACATGGAAGTTTTTGGGTTCTGCTGAAGATCCTGAAAATGATGACTTAACAGCAGCTTACTGCTCAGTTAATGTTATTCAGAACTTAAATGAAATCATTGATAGCGCGTAATAGGAGCAAAAAAACATGGCAATATCAAGAGCACAACTAGTTAAAGAACTAGAACCAGGTTTGAATGCACTATTCGGCCTGGAGTACAAACGGTATGAAAATCAGCACGCTGAAATTTATACAACCGAGTCAAGTGACAGAGCTTTCGAAGAGGAAGTAATGTTATCTGGATTCGCTAACGCACAAACAAAAGCAGAAGGTTCTGGCGTTTCATTTGATGAAGCACAAGAAACCTACACTGCTCGTTACACTCATGACACAATTGCTTTAGCATTTGCAATCACGGAAGAAGCTATCGAAGATAATCTTTACGATAGACTAGCTTCTAGATATACAAAAGCTTTAGCAAGATCTATGTCTAATGCGAAACAAGTAAAAGCGGTAACACCTTTGATTCAAGGTCTTCCTTCAACGGATAACTACGATTCAGGTGATGCTGTATCTTTGTTCTCAACTAATCACTCAACGGTTAGTGGAACAGCGGTTAAAAATACTTTAACTACGCAAGCAGACTTAAACGAAACTTCATTAGAACAAGCATTGATTGACATTGCTGGAATGACTGATGAACGTGGATTGAGAGTAGCAGCTAAAGGAACTAAGATGATTATTCCTTCAGCTAATCAGTTCGCTGCTGAGAGATTATTAAAATCTCCAGGCAGAACTGGAACAGCAGATAATGATATCAATGCTGTTGTGTCTATGGGAATGGTTCCTCAAGGATATAGAGTGAACAATTTCTTAACTGATACTGACAGTTGGTATATAATTACTGATGTGCCTAATGGTATGAAGATGTTCCAAAGAGCAGCATTAAAAACTGCTATGGAAGGCGACTTCGATACTGGCAACGTTAGATACAAAGCTAGAGAAAGATACTCATTTGGAGTATCCGACTATAGAGGTGTCTTCGGCGTTGAAGGTGCGTAATCTAAACTAATTATGTGGCGGCCTTAAAACCGCCACATTTCACTAATAGAAAGATAAAAATGCGAAATTTCCTAGTAAATATATGGGCTTACGATTATCATGCTAAATTTAAAGTTTTAGCTGAGGATAATGCTCCATCTATTGAAAAATCTATCCTTGACAAAATTGGAGAAAAGAGTATAGTTTGGGAATCAACGGGAATGTTTAGAGATATTCCCAATAGAATAACCTATGAGGAGGTTATCGATGTTACAAGACCTGTACAAACAGAAAAGGTCCTTGGAGTTGAGGTGGCAGTCTGAGTATGAGCAAAATGGTAAATATACTCTGGATATGGTCAACATTGATAGTGTTATTAGAGACATTATCACTGAGATCAAACTCGAAGAATCTAAGATCGCTGATAGAGAAAATAAAATCAGCAATAATGCCCCTCAAATTTCTGTGGCAACTTAAATAAACGCCACATCGCTGAAATCGTATATTTCTGCAAGGATCTCTTGCACTTTATTTAAATTTCATATATAAAAACTTCACTATACAATTAATTAGAATACTGACGCGTGTAGTCGACGGCCTATAGACAGTATTCGGAAAAATAGGAGGATATAATTATGGCAAAATCAACTTTTTCAGGTCCAGTAAGATCTGAAGATACTTTTAAAACAGTCAGTAAAGCGGCATCTACTGGAACGATTACTGAAATTATCACTTTAGGTGATGGACCTGTTACATTGGGAGATGAAGATAAAACACTTACTAACGCAACACATAGCGGAAGAACACTTGTAGTTCCAGCGATCGCAGCAAATAGAACAATTACATTACCATCACCAGTTGCTGGTGCACACTTTAAATTTATTTATGGTGGCGCTGCAGAAGAAGCAGAAAACCTTATCTTTGATACAGGTGCTAATGCTAATTACTTTATTGGTGGTATCGTTCATATACAATCAGATGCAGACAGTTCATCAGTTTATTCTGATGGAAACTCTAACTCAAAATTAACTCTTACAGACTTCGGCTGTTCGGAGATTAACATTTTAGCTAAAGATAGTACTAACTGGCTACTTTGGGGTTGGTCAGAAGGTGCAGACGCACCTGCATTTGCAGATCAATAATAAATAAACTCGGGAGTGGGGTGTAATGACCCCACCCTTGAAAAGGAGGAAAAATGGCTGATGCAGTATTAAATCAAACACTTTATCAGGGTACAAAAAAGTTAATTACACATTATCAGAATGTTTCTGATAATACTGGAGGCACAACTACAGTAGTTGATGTTTCTGGTTTAGATGCAGATACATTAGGAAATTCTTGTGCAACAGTTACACTAAACAAAGTATGGTATAGTGTATCTATGACAGCAAAAGTAGATGCTGTAAAACTAATGTGGGATGCAGATACAGATGCAACTTTTTTAACTTTAGAACAAAGTGGATTTTTAGACTATAGTTCAATTGGTGGTATTAAAAATAACAAAGCTACTAATTACACTGGAGATGTTAAATTCGTTATGCCCGCTTGTACAGCAAACGATAGTGCTACAATTACGTGCGAATGGCTTAAGAATTATTAAGGAGGTAGCAAATGGCTAATACTACTTCTGGAACAGTCACTTTCGACAAGACATTTGCTGTTGATGAAATTATTCAAGAAGCTTACGAGCGGATTGGTATTTCAGCAGTAAGCGGTTATCAATTAAAAACAGCAAGAAGATCTTTAAACGTTCTTTTTCAGGAATGGGGAAATAGAGGTTTACATTACTGGGAAGTAGCTGATACTACTCTTGATCTTGTTGAAGGAAC